CGCGCGGCTTGTTTGTATTTTCCAATCCAATGTTCGAAGACTTCGCGTCCATGAAGAGAGAGTTCGAAAGCCGACGTTTCCATGTTCTCGACAGTTCTCTCCTCGCGATCGAAGTCCCCCCTCACCCAGTTGATCATCTCGAGGACCACAGAGAGTTCCAGTGGGGCGATGAATTGATGTTCTTCCTCATCCCACATGAAACCTCTCTTGAGGTACCCGATCTCACCAATAGAGCGATAGGGAATCATGTTTCCAGATTTCGTCTCGTCGGTGTAGGTCATGCCCATCTCTTTGTATCCTTCAGCGATGGAAAGCTGATTGAAGTTGTCGATGACCGCGTCTGAGATGTTGACACAGTTGTCGTCTCCGTAGGACACCATGGCGACGTGCTCGTTGAAAGCCTTCATAGTCTGAAACTGCTCAGGCATGACAGTGAGCCACACGTAGCGCATGGAGATGGAGTTGTAAAGCGAGTTGAGAATTGCTGTGATTGGGCATCCTGACGGCTGGGAGTGAGTCCACAAGTAGACGTTGTCACCACAGACGTGCACAGAGTTCACAATCTCCTTCCAGAGGACACGCCTGATTCGAGCATTCTCCTCGCCGTCATCGTAGAATTTGTTGACAATTTCCACGATCTCGGCGAGAAGTTCCAAAACAAGCGTGCCGTCGAAGTTGGAGAAGTCTCCCGCAATCACTTTGTCACCTTTGCTGCAAAGCCTTTCAGCAGTCCGCGTCCAGTCCATAGAATAAACATTCGTCCCGATCGAGATTTCATTGTCTATCCTGTTCTTGGCGCAGTGCGCAGCAAAACCGAGAAAGTACTTACGAAAAACCAACGTGTAAACCATTGGTCCCGCAGCGAACACTCGCGTCTTTGCAACTCTCACCTTTTCGAGTGGCCTTCTCTCGTCTTTCAACGTGTCGGTCCAAATGGTGGGGGTGCGGACGTTGTTCTTGGCGTTCTCAACAACTCTCTGCATCTCGGCCTTGATCTCGGGGTCCAATTTGTACTCGGCATCTCCCAACCAACGCATCTTTCCAGGCATTCCTTTCTTCTCTTTGGTGAGAGGAAAGCCTGGTGAAGATTTGCGGTTGATAGGAGCCAAGAATGCATCCCCTTCAATGCCTGCCACGGCTTCATCGTCAGTAAGAACTCGTGCATGGTCTGGCTCCGGGATTGTGTTCACAATACGCTCGACGTCATTGACGGCAATTGCAAGGCGAGTCGTGTTCAGAGACGGAGGAATGCGACCAGCCTTCTTGAGACCTTGTTGCATCGGGTCGACACGGAGTCCATCCACCACTTTGGGCTTAAGTGCACTAGGTGCAGTTGTCGGTTCAGTGATCATACCGTGCACAGCACTCTCGCGCAGAGCGGTCTTTGAGGGGGAAGCCACTTTGTAGAGCGCTTTGCCGACAGGCACGAAATCGCCTTCAGGGAGGGCTATCTTCTCGCCTGCAACAGGTGTTTTGAGAAGAGGGTCCAGATTGAGGCTAACCTGAGCGTCCATGTCCACTGCATCCAGGCCTCGGCGAATATCATCAATGTTGAGCGGAGAGGCCATGCCAATGCCAATTGTGCCAGCCACATGAATACCGATAATCTTACGCGCAAGGCCTACGTGAACTCCCATCAAGATTGCCCCACAATCTCCGTCCTTCGTTTCCAAATTGTACTGGTATGAAGCCCGTAGCTTGTAGGAGTTTCCGAGGTTGTCCGTATAATTCTTCACGAGGTCGGATGACCGGACTTGACCGTAGCGCATCACGACGACACCGTCAGCAGGACTCAAGAGACAACCACTGACTGTGTTGAAACGCGTCATCTCGGCGGACGAAGCAATATTGCCAGTGATGTCAGCGTGATCGTGCACAGATTTCGGGAAGACAATGAGAAGCTGGTCTTTTGACACTCCATCCTTACCTTCCAGCTTCACCCACTTGAGCTTCTCCTTGGGAATGATATGTCCTTCACGCACGGTGGCGTTGGAGATGCGCACGGATTCGGCTTTTTCCAGATGTGGTGCAAGATGACCTGCGGTAAGAGCAGTGCGACCGACAATAAAGCAGATCTTGATGCGCGCTTTCCACACTCCTTCGCTCTTGACGTCCAAGTTGTACATGTTGTGCAGAATCTTCTTGGATACCTGAAGTGCATTCGGATCAGAAAGGAGTTGAGCTTCAATCTGCTCTTCGCTGATGATGGGCTCGTAGTCATCTCCAACTTCATCGTCGAGTTCAACAGAGAAACTCTGTTTCTTCTTGGTTGTGACGTCGCCAGATCCGGTGAGTTCAGTGCGAAGATTTTCTTTCTTCTTCGTGTGCGCGTCCCCAGACCCGGAGAGTTCTGTCCTCATAGCCTCGCGCTTACGCGTATGCACATCACCTGATCCACTCAATTCTGTTGCGAATTCAAAAGGCGCGAAGCGCATCTTGTGTCCACGTAGAACTTCGAAGCCAGGCTCTCCGCTGCGTTCACCGAAGCGGATGACAGTACCGGCCCGATCACACTTCCCGCACAATTGAGGATACTGGACTGACTCTTGCACTGTCTTGATGACGTGGGTGTGTTCAAAAACTTCGTCACACCACAAACAATTGTGCCGGTGAAGAGTTCGTTCTCCGCGCGTCAATCCCTCGTGATGATGATCAAGTGGAGGGCCAACAGCGACCGTCTTGGTTCCTTTCATGTACTGACCAACGGCCATGAGCAGAATAGGTACCAGGGCAAGCCCGATAGAAATGTACGGATGAGCTTTGACGGTAGCCGCAACTTGCGAGCAAAACGTCTTCACTTTCTCCAACCATCCCGTGCTCTCCTTCCTCAATCTCTCGACGACTTTGCGGCTAAAACGCAGAGTGCGCTCTCGAATTCCTTCAAGCAGGTCGCTCACTGAGTACAGCAACATGGTGTCTCGTTTGACGAGTTGTTTGAGTCGGCCAGCCGCATTGGGCGTCCAGAGTTGTTCTTGGTCTGCAAGTAGTGCACTCCACTCGAGTTGAATAGTATGCCAATCCTTGTGCAAGACCTCAAATTCATCAAGAGCTGGTTGAGTGTCCGGGTGAATCAGATCACGAATGCCTGGATAGACTTCCATGAAATCCGCGATTTGCTGTCCAGACCACCCAGTCAAGCCCTGCAACTCTACCAACTTGACCTCTGTGTCGAGCTCAGTGAGCCAACGCTCTTCTTCCGTGGGAGTTAGAGCTTGTGCGACAAGTGGTGTTTCAGCGTAATCCTGTAGGAAACGTTGCATGTTGGATGAGCGCATGAAGCGATCTCTGTACTTCTGGAGCGCCAGACGAGAAAACTCATGGTACGAGAGAGGTTCCTCGCGTGCCAATCGTCCTGTCAAAGGATCTCTGAGAAAAATCCTGTAGACGTCGAGTGATGGATTGGGCGATCCTGTGATGCGTTCGACTTTAGCCCTGTCGAGGTAGATCTTGTTATCTTCCCCCCGACGAGCAAAACGTGGCAGCACCTGAACTTCTCCAACCAGGTCGAAACGACGACGCACGGCTTCTTTGCAAGCAATAGACTCAGGACGGATCTGATCCACGCTCACATTGGAGGTGCAGATGATCACACGAGAATTGAAATAGCTTTTGCTCTTTTCTTCGATCGTGGCCATGTGCAGTGGGTACGGGGCGAGGTTGCCAGTCCTGATGAGCTCCATGAACTCAGGGTTGGGTTTTCCTGCGGAATCCACAATTTGTGCAAAGTCATCGTAAACAACAACTCGCTGATTCTTGTAGCCGTCCCAGTACTCCTGCTCGACGTTTCTCATGTAGATCTCGCGAGTGGGATCTTTCTTACCTTCCGAATCCGTCGGGATGCCGTCAATTTTAAGCAGATCAGTGGCAAGAGGCCACATCATGCCAGATTTTCCGACTCCGGAGGTTCCATGAAGGTAGATGACGACAGGTTCAATGCGCGGTCCCGAACGGAAAGCTCCGCTGGCAGTGGCCTTTTCGTAGAGATTCTTCAAAACAGCCCAATGCGTGTTGAATGGGCCAAGAATGTCGCGGGGGGCCTTTGACTCAACCGCTTTCTGCGAGAAGATGAGACCTTGCCGATACAGCGACTCGAGTCGGGCGCACAGCTCACTATCGCGAGCAATTTCGTCAGCCGTGGTCAATCCGACAATCTCTTGAATCTCTTTGAACCAAGCAGCGATGCCCTCCATATACTGCTCCAAATCCTTGGTTTCAGCGGGAAGGCCAGTTTGCCACTCGAAAATCTTCTTGAGAACGAAGCTGATTAGCTTCTCAAGGCCAGACCAGGCAAAGGTGAGACCGCGAACAAGACCTCCAAGTTTTGTGACGCCAGTCACGCAGTCATTGATCTCGGATTCGCGAGGAATCTTCTTCATGAGCATTGTTCCTCCCATAATGGCCACGACCGTTGCCAGTGAAGCGACGGGATCGACATCTGCTGCTTGAGCAAAAAGTCCGCCTCGCAAGAGCTGGCTCACAGTGCGGAAATGATCTTTGACCATGTTCCATGCATCCTGAGCAAGGTCCGTAGAGACTCCGCTTGTAACGAGTGCGTCGATGATAAGTGGAGCAACGACACCTGGCTTGAATTTGGCACAGACCATGGCGACGAGCTTGCAACTGAGAGATGTGATCTTCTTGATCGCAGGCAATTCCACGTTAAGGCCTCGCAAAAGCGTGGTGAGCTGTTCAGCCAAACCATTGAGAGCCTCGTCGGTGTGATGATTCACATCGATTCCGAAGAGGGCCTGAGCGTGTAAAACGACAACAGGTCCAAGACGAATCCACATCATGCGGAAGTCCGGGTCCATCATGTTGACACGCACTGTGATAGTGTGGTCGGCAAGCTTCAATGGCACATCGCGCAATCGCCCCTGTGTTCTGGTGAAAAGGGGAATGACACGGTGAGAGCCAAAATGCTCCACGAGTTGGGCGAACTTCGAGTTGGTTGCGGCAAAGTTGGATTCTTTGACCAACTCCTTGAGAATCGTGCGCTTCTGGGCGTTGTTACGCGCACGTTCCTTCAATTGATCAATTTGCATCTGGGCAAATCGTGTTCCAGCTTGAGCCTTCATCTTGAAGTCCACAGTATTTTGAATGATTGGGGTCCATCTTCCTCCACCATGAGCACTCCATGCATGGTTGTTGGCCTTTTCAAGAGACTTGAAGTGGCGATCTGGGCAGAGAGTGCAGCCGAGTGGTCCGAAGAAGCGGCATTGGAGCATGTGATCCGCAGCGTTTTCATTGGTGATCTTTTGTCTGCAATAGCAAATGGTGGAGCCAATGCAGCCAGAATTGGCTAGGTGTTGGATGATAGCTTTCTTTGTCGTATGTCCTTTCTCGCAATGGTCGCAAACAGTCAGGTTCGTGTAGAGGGTAATTTGTTTGTTGGAATCCATGGTAGCAGTGTTGATTTTCGTCTAGTACTAAAAGCGGAGCCTATAGTTGATACTCCTATTCCTAGATATACGTACAATGTGAAAAGAACTCACGCTGCTGAAGGTGCTAATTTCAGTGAGAGATAATTTCAGTTCACAAAGACTTATTCCACTAACTCCGTACTATAACTTTTCGGGAGCCTAGAACGTGTTCAAAGCAATCTTATCAAAATCGTATTCCAAAATTATTGGTCATTCTCGCATATTGTGTATTAGGATCTATAACTTGTAAACAGCGGTTAATAAAAGGTTCGACTAATGATAAATGTTCCAAGTCCTCACAAGGCAGTACTAATAAATCATATAGAGCTTACTAAATACACAATATCAAATCGTTATCAGTGGCAAGTTGATGTTGTTTCATATGTGCGACAGGATCAAGTCCTGGTGAAAGAGCGACCACTAATCAGTGGGTAAGCTATTTATCGGATAGGTCCGTCAAACTGAGTGTGTATGTTGTTGCA